AAACGTTGCGCCTTACTGGTTCGTTTTATTTACACTGTGATTGGCACGCTAATGCGTACATTAGAATAATGCTAGACCAGATATTCGGGTATAAGAACTTTCAAAATGAGATTATATGGCATTATGGGCTTGGCGGAAGTTCTCCCAAGCGTTTCTCTCGAAAACACGACACGATTTTATTTTACACCAAAACAAATGATTATAAAGTTTATCCAGAAATGGTTCCTGCCTCTTCTCAGAAGATGAAAGGGCAATTTAAAAAGGTCGACGATGTATGGGACATTCCATCTATTAACAACATGGCTAAAGAACGTGTTGGTTACCCAACACAAAAACCAGAAGCGCTTTTAGAGAGGATTATAAAGGCATCATCTGATGAAGGCGATGTGGTAGCAGATTTCTTTTGTGGAAGTGGGACAACGCTTGTGGTTGCACAAAGATTAAATAGAAAATGGATAGGTATAGATATATCGCCTGCGGCAATTAAGCTTGCAGAAGAAAGATTAAAAGGGGGATAATGAGTGGCTATTTATAAAGGAATTATCAGGTGTTCTTTGTTATTTTGTCTTTTGTACCTGGTCTGAAAAATTTGTGCTATATAATATACATCAGGAGATTAATGTACCTATAAGGATTTAAAACGAGAACAGGAATACAAACGTCCTACTTAATGTACCTATAAGGAAGGATTTAAAACTTGGTTGTGCTATATTAAACATTATTTAGTGAATGAGGGCACGATATGGAAGATGTTGGAATAACTGANAANATGAAGCTAATAAACAAACAAGGGGCACATGATTATGCCTTTTGTCCTGAATGCGGGGCCCCTGTGGCCCATGAAAGTGGCTGTATTGTGTGTTATTCGTGTGGATGGTCAATATGTGGATAGGGGTAGCGACTATGTTATCGAGACTCTACGATGTACTGAAGAGTGAGAAATAGAATTTTGTGGTATACATAATATATATGGAGTGGTATGCACTGGTATGAGTGAACTTTGGGATAGGTTACCTAATGAGAGTACAAAAGCTTATGCTGCATTCTGTGTTTATAGAGATTTAGGAACAGAAAGATCACTTGAGAAAGCAGGACAAATGCTAGACAAACCAAGGACAAGAAAGTGGCTCGGAGAATGGTCAGCTAAGTATAAATGGGTTGAGAGGGCTAAGGCGTACGATGATTATGTTGAGAAGCTGAAGAGGAAAGAGAAGGAGAAAGCCATAAAGGAGATGGCAGAGCGTCAGGCACGGATTGCTATGGCATTTCAAGAGAAGATAATAGAACGATTGCAAAGTATAGATCCGGCAGAGCTAACACCAACAGAGCTGGCACGATGGTTTGATGTAGCTGCTAAGATTGAAAGGCTTAATAGAGGTGAGCCGACTGAGATTGGTAAGCAAGAGGTAATGCTCCCGCAGATTGTGGAGATTGAGTTGGATGATAGCGAGTAAGATAAAGCTTCATAAGGGACAAGCTAAAGCTTGGAGAAGCCAAGCAAGGTATGTTGCAATGATAGCAGGGACTGGAAGCGGTAAAAGCTGGTTTGGGCCAGTTTGGCTTTATCGAGAGATACAGAAATATCCGCAAGGCTCTTTTCTTGTAGTATCTCCTACGTATCAAATGTTTCAGCGCATTGTATTACCGAGAACTTTGGAGTTTATGAATGAAGTTACTAAGGGAGAGTATCATGCAAGTGATAGAACTTACTACTTATCGACTGGAGGGAGAATTTACTTCGGTAGTGCAGATAATCCTCTTTCGCTTGAAGGCGTGCACGTACATGCTGCATGGATGGATGAAGCGGGCCAGATGAAGAGAGAAGCATGGGATGTAGTATTAAGGCGTGTAGGCTTCTATAATGGTAGGGTATTGATTACTACGACACCGTATAATTTAGGCTGGCTTAAAAGTGAGTTTTATGATAGGTGGAGAGCTGGAGATAGTAATTATGATGTAATACAATTTGCAAGCATAGAAAATCCGCATTACCCCAGAGAAGAGTTCGAGAGAGCTAAGGCTACAATGCCGAGTTGGCAGTTTAGAATGTTTTACTTAGGAGAGTTTGCGAGGCCAGAAAATTTGATTTATAGTGATTTTTCTAACGATAATATAGTGGAACCCTTTGACATACCGCCAACTTGGCGACACTTTGCAGGTGTTGACTGGGGCTATACGAACCCAACCGCGGTGGTATTTTGTGCGCAGGAACCTACATCTGGTATAATATATGTATATGATGAATATTTTCACAGTAATAAACTTTATGAAGAAAGCGCGATGGACGTGGAAAAAATGATTGGGGATATAAAATTTGAATACTTCGCTTGCGACCCTTCGGAACCTAGCGCAATTCAAGTATGGAAACAAAAAGGATTGCCTGCACATGCAGCAGTAAATGATGTGTTACATGGGATCAATGAGGTATCGCGGCTGATAAAAAGCAAGCAATTGCGTATTTTCCGCGTGTGCTATAATACAATTGATGAAATAAACGGGTATATGTGGAATGCCGAAAAAGAGGTACCGGTGAAAGAGAACGATCACTTGGTAGATGCTTTGAGGTACGCTATCATGGGCCTAAAAAAGAACAGGCCGAATGTGAGGATTGTATAATATGGGAATTAGAGAGTTTATATTTGGAACTGAAAAGAAAGAATCTCGTACAACGCAGGCAATAGTAATGGAAACACTGGGCAAACCTGTATGGACACCGCGTGATTATGCTAACTTCGCGCGTGAAGGATATACTAAAAATGTATATGTATATGCTTGTGTGCGAACCATAAGTATGGCTATCGCTGGTATTCCTTGGTTAGTATATCAAAAATTACCTAATGGCGAACTTCAAGAAGTGCCAGAACACCCATTAGCACAACTATTAGCTAAACCTAACCCGTATCAAGGGGGTTCAAGTTTCTTTGAAAATATTGCGGGCTACCTCATGCTTGCTGGCAACGCCTATATTGAAGCAGTTATCCCGAGCAGTGGGCGACCAAAGGAACTTTATGTATTGCGGCCCGACCGAATGCAGGTGGTGCCGGGCGATGGTAGTAATTTAATTGGCGGCTATATTTACACGGTGAACGGGCAACAAGTACAATTTACAACGGATCAAATATTACACTTAAAATTGTTTAACCCCATAAATGACTGGTACGGGCTATCTCCGATTGAAGCGGCGGCCTATAGCATTGATGAAAATAACGAATTCCGTAGCTGGAACATGGCATTACTTCAGAACGCAGGCCGACCGGCGGGCGCATTAAAAACTAGCGACCATTTAACCGAAGAAGAATTTCAACGATTAAAACAAATTATTAATGAACAGTACAGTGGCTACAAGAATGCTGGGCGGCCACTTATATTAGAAGGGGGGCTTGAATGGCAGGAAATAGGGTTGACGCCTGAAGAAATACACTGGGCCGATGGGCTAAAGTTGACGGCGCGCGAAATAGCTATTGCCTTCGGGGTACCACCAGAATTGATTGGCGACAGCGAAAACAAAACCTACAGCAACTGGCAGGAAAGCAGGAGAGCTTTCTACGAGGAAACCATCTTACCGCTTATGGATTGGCTTCAATCAGAACTCAATAACTGGTTATCAGTGAAATTTGGCACAGATATTGTGGTAAAATATGATCAAGATGAAATAGAAGCGTTGCAGGAAAACCGTTCTGAAGTGTGGAACCGTGCAATCGCGGCAGTGCGGGCCGGCATTCTAACGCCGAACGAAGCGCGCGAATTATTAGGATACGATCCTGTGCCCGGTGCGAACAGCTTATTAACCAGCATGAATACAATCCCACTGGCAACGATGCCGGTGGAAAAGGGGGATGATGAAAACGGAAAGTAAAGATTTTAAGCTTAAAATTAAGCAAATTGGCGAAAGTGGGGAATTTGAAGGTTATGCTGCAGTATTTGGAAACGAAGATATGGTTGGTGATGTGATAGAACCTGGGGCATTTACGAAAACACTGCAAGAAAACCGTAATATTCCTATATTGTGGCAGCACAAGGTTGAGGAACCTATAGGTGTTACAACTGAAATAACACAGGATCAGCATGGTTTGTATGTGAAAGGGCAGCTTAACCTTGCAACTACAAGGGGCAGAGAAGCATATGAACTGCTGAAACAAGGAGCTATCAAGGGTTTGAGCATCGGCTATGATACAATAAAAGAAACATGGATCAATGGTGTGCGGCACCTCAAAGAGATACGGCTTTGGGAATATTCACTTGTTACATTCCCGGCAAACCGGTTTGCACAAGTTGTAGCTGTAAAAAGTGTAGTTCCATACCAAGCATTGCCGCTGGCTGATCCGCTGCAACCTTGGGATGGTCAGGCAGCTGTGCAAAACGTGCTACGTTGGGCTGGAGGGCCTGATAAAGATCAGGTTGATTGGGAAAAGTTTAGAAAAGCATTCTTATGGTATGATGATGAAAAGCCAGAAAATATCACGAGCTATAAACTTCCTATCGCAGATGTAATTGCTGGCGAACTGCGCGCCGTGCCACGGGCTATCTATGCGGCCGCGGCGGCTATTCAGGGTGCGCGTGGCGGAGTTGATATCCCAGAAAGCGACATACCCGCTATAAAGCGCCATCTTGAGCAGTATTACAGCAGATTGGATCGTGTGGCACCGTGGAATCAGAAAGCTGGCCGTACTCTTAGCCAGCACAATGAACAGTTAATTAGGCAAGCAATTGCCGCATTACAGGCACTCCTGGAGCAGGTAGAGCCGCTAGATACCGGCACTCCAGAACCTGAACAGGAGCCGCAGGAAAAAGCACTACAGGCAATTGTGGCCGAATTTAAAGAATTAATAAACAAAATTTAGAAAAGGAGGAAAGATTTATTATGAATGAAATTGAAGAATTAAACAAGTTAGTTAAGGAACTTCGCGAAAAGGTGGAAGAAAAGGGCAGAAGCGAAGCTGAAATGAAGGAGTTACAGGAAAAGCTTAACTCTCGTATCGATGAACTTGAAGCACGTATCATGCGGCCGCAGCTTGGAGAAACTGTTAATACACAGCCAGAAATAACCAAAGCATTTGTTCATTATATTCGTGAAGGGAAAGCTGGCCTAACACCTGAGGAACGCAAAGCATTGGTCGAGAATCCAAATGGCCAGATACTTGTACCAGAAGAGGTAGAAGCTGAACTGTACAGGCAGTTGCCTATGTTTACAGTTATGCGGCAGCTTGCGACAGTAAAGCAAACGCGCAGTGATCGTGTAAGAAGAAGAAGCATTAATGAAGCTGTAGTAAATTGGGGTAAACTGGAAACAGGCAGTACCATACCGCAGGATAGCTTCACAGCAGGCGAAGCTTACATTTATATTGAGGATCTCTACGGTTTAGCTAAAATTGGCGAGGATGAACTCATGGATACTGATTTGAACTTACAAAGCTTCATAATTGATAGCTTCGCACGTGCAATTGCTGAAAAAGAGGAAGAAGGATTTATTCTTGGTCGAGGGCATACATTTGGAGAACCGGAAGGTGTAATACCTAACATCACCGCTATTGAAACAGCAACAGCTAGTGTATTAGCTGCTGACGATTTACTTAAACTTATTTATGCAGTACCAGCACAATATCGCATAAATGGAACCTTATTAGTAAATAGCCAAACAGAATATGCAATGCGGATAATGAAAGATGCAGTACATGGTCAGTATTTGTGGCAACCAGCGCTTGCAGGTGGAACACCAGCAACATTTGCAGGATATCCTATCAGAAATTGTGAATTTATACCAAATATTGCTGACAACAATATAGTAGCTGTGTTTGGTGATTTTCGCAGTGGATACACAATCTACGATAGGCTTGGAGCTACTCTACAGCGCTTAGATGAACTTTATAGTGCACAAGGTA